CTACATAAAAGCGGAGTTCAGAAGCGACAACATAGTAGCTATAAAGGCAATGGATGATTATCTATTTGTTATCGGTTATAGTTCTTATCAAGTATATAGGTGGCAAGATAATATCAACATTCCTTTTATAACATCTACAAAAAATAGTTCAATAGGATGTAAGGCACCATATAGTGTTTCATCAATTAATAACAAATTAATTTTTTTAGGTGCATCATCAGTAGGTACAAATGCAATTTGGGTAAGTGATGGGCAGGGAATAGAAAAGATTTCTTCAGCATGGATAGAAGAGCAAATAGAAAGCTTTACAAGAACAGATGATGCTTTCTCATTTTGTTATGTTGATGGGAAACATACATTTTACGTTATATCATTCCCTTCTGCTAATAGAACTTATTGTTATGACTTTGATGAAAATGAATGGCACACAAGAGCGACAAGAGACATCAACAACGAACAAAAATGTTGGTTTCCTGCGTTCGCTATAAAGTATTCTGACAAAATAATAATGGGTGCTTTCAATGAAGACAAATTAATTTATCTAGATAAAAATAAATATACAGATTACAACGACAAAGTAATAGAACGCTCAAGAACAACGGGAATAATAATAAACAATTTTAAAAAGATAATCATTCATTCTTTAGAAATAATTATTAATTCTGGAAAAACGAATGTAGAAAAAGAGTACGACGAGCAAATGAATGGGGCAACGCCTGAAGGGTACAATCCTAATGTAATGCTTATGACAAGCGTAGATGGGGGCTATACATGGGCTGGCGAAAAGTGGGCAAAGGCTGGGCGTATCGGAGAGTACAACTCAAGATGTGTTTTTAGAAATATCGGAAGGGCACAAAGAATTGCGTTCAAAGTAACGATGACAGACCCAGCCCCTTTTAGTATTTCTAAAGCTATTATTGATTATACAGAGTGTGGTAGATAAATGATAACAAGCAACGTAATAAATCCATATTCTTCAGAAACAAAAGACTTACTTCCGTTGGTATTAATAAAGAACGGCATGGTCGGACTTCTCCAATCAAATGGATTAGTTAATTTATCTACAATTAAAAAACTAAATCTTCCAAATGCTGTATATGACTACACATTAGACTTTAATTTTTATCAAAAAATAAACGGTGTTAATTTGTACCAAAGAACAAACAAAATTTATATTTGTAAGGAACAGACATCATTAGATATTTCATTAGTCGGCCTTGCGTTTATCCAAGCAAACTTAATTTTAAAACAATGAGGAAAAAAAATGTCAATAGGTAGTTCCATTAATAGCGCCATTTCAGGTGTTACAGATGCATTCGGGCTTACTAACGTAGAGAGTACAAAAAAGGCGTATGATAAAGCACAGAGTATGTTACAAGATATTCTTGCGCAATCAGGACAAACATATAGCCAAATTTTGGAATCAATAAAAGGGACTGGCCGCAGTCTGCAAGATCAGCTGGGCGGATCTGCTTCAGTAAGCGATTGGATTAATAGCATTAAAGAGGCTGGCAATAAAGACTATTCAGTTGACTCATCGAAAGTAAGCGATTTTGATTGGGACAAAACAGTAAGCGATTACTTAGACCCCAATGCATCATATATGATCGACCAAGCGACACAAGCCGCACAAAACACATTAGCTGGCCAAGGTGGGCTATTCAGTGGTGGGGCAGGGCAGCAACTGCAAGCGGTTGCTAGCGATAAGGCAAGGGAGCTATACGGCGATGCTCAAGAACAAATGAATAAAGAAAAATCATTTGATTATAACAAGTTACTTGACGAGTTGAATATTGATGTAGGAAATGTAAATCGTGAACAAAATCAAGATGCGGCTTATAGTTCCAACTTGGGAAATATTGCTAGTGCTTATCAAACAGCAGTGAGAGACACACAAGAGGGCGTAAGCAACGCCCTATTATCTAAATTACAAAATGACTCTTCTATTCAGCAGGCATTAGCAAACATGGGCATTTCGGAAGCCTCTGCGGCACCATTTTTGGGTTCGATATTAGGCGATGTCATTGGTGTTTATTCCGCAGTAAAAGGAGGAGGAAAAAGATGACTGATTTTAATTTATTCAGATTTCAAAATCAATTAAACACAAAGCCTTTAGAAGAAGGTCTTGCGAGAGATTATGAAAATGCAGGCCGCTCTATTGGTGGCTTGATCGGATTAGGATTAAAGATAAAAGGGAATAAAGAAGCGGAACAAAAAAACGCTGCCCTCGAAAAAAATAAAAAAGACTTTTTACAATTTCTTGACAATTACGGTAACGGCTTAACAGATGAAGCTATTATGAGAGAAGGGAATAGATACGGATTCCCAGAAATCGCCGCTCAATTTGTAGAAGCCAGGTCAGGACGATTAAGCAGAGAAGAATCACTAAGAGCAAGAGCCGCCGCCGAAAAGGAAAGTAGAGACACAGGGAAAGCTATAGGAGAGAGCAATCGCTTAACATTGCAATCAAACATCCAAGACCTTGAAGACAACATAAACAATTTGACACTACAGATAAAGTCACGCTCTAAAGAATCGCAAGAGGCTAGGAATCTAGCGGCTAAAAGGAATGCTCTTAAAAAAAGAGCAAACGATATGAAGAAAAATTATGAAATAAAATTTGGTCCTTTTGAATCTAATTTAATTGACGATGATAAAATAGAAACAGATGATTCTGTATATGAAGAAATCGAAAGTATAGTAGATAGATTAAAAGATAACGATAGTTTTATTAAAGAATTTTCTGGGTTATCAGATACTTTTCAATCACTAGAAAAAGATGACGCATCAAAAACTTTAGATAAATTAAAGTTGTTTGAAAGTAAATTAGAAAAAAACAAGAGTGCGTTAAAAGATAGAAAGGATAAGGCTTATAAATCAATTGAAAACTTAAAAAACAAAACTGTAAAAGGTGGAAACGTAAGCAATAACCGATTTATTCTTGATGACATTGCAGCCTTGCATAAAGTTGTGTACGGTAAAAATCTATCAAGAAGCGAGGTAGTAAACACGTACAAACTAAACTTGGTTGAAGGAGAGGATTATTAATGTCAAAAGGTATATTTTATCCAATCGACTTCGGAGACAAAGAGAAAAAAATAGTTGAAAAAAACTATTCTAAAATCATAGAGCTTGATAGGCTTCTGCGTGATGGCTCTATTGACGAGAGTGAAGCCGCAAAAAATGAATTATTGAAAATGTTTGAAACTCGTTTTGTGAGTGATATTTTCGAGCCAGTTAAATATGCTGAAGAGATAGCGACAAGAAAAAGGAGAGATAGAGAGGAAGAAAGCCGCAAGTCATTAAAAGATGCTGGTGATAGAAAAACTCCATTGTTGACACCAGAGGACATTATAAAAGCATATAAGCCGATTGATGAAGAAGGCAATTTGTATGTAATGGCAAAGGCACCTAATGAAAGCGACAAGGCTTTTATCTCAAGACAAAAGGCCGCATTTAGCAACATGGGGTTACCTTGGAATACAGAAGCTAAAAGGCTTGTATCTTCTGTTATGCAAGATGCTGGAATAAAAGGGGCAAGAGCTAAAGTAGTTAGTGATTACGACAAAAGTTTGGGTGGGTTTGCTTCTTCATTTGTTATTCCAAGAACAAAAGAAAGTGTAGAAAAAGATATTTTGGAAGGCGGTGAAGGGAAAATAAAAAAAGGAGACCTGGCTCTTGATATCGGTGAAAACTTAGCACAAACAGCAGCTCCTTTTTCAAGACTGTTTAAAGGAGTGAAATATTCAAAAGCTATTCCAAGGACAGTTGGAAACGCATCTTTTGCCCCTGTTGTTTCCGAAATAGCAGATGCTTTGTATTACGATGAAAAAACAAATAAAGACCGTGCTAATCCATCTCTTTTTGATATCGTCACGGCAGCAGGATTAAATACAGCCGCTGATTACAAGGCAATGACAAGAGGAAGGCAAGCTATGAGAGAGGCTGGCATCCCTATTACAGGCTATTCAAGGAATTATTTAGGACAAAAAGAATTAAAAAGAATGACAAAAGAAAATGCGGTTAAAAATAAAGAAGAGGCCGCTATGAATCTTAAAAGGATTCAAGAGCTTCCAAACTTTATTTCAGATGCACAGACGTTAAAAGACCCAAACAAAATAAGAAAAGCAATTCAAGAAAAAGGCTATTCTATAGATGAGTTAGAATCCTCTTTTCCAAGCGTGCAAGCTTTTGACGATTGGTTAAACGGGCGTGTAGTATTTGAAAACATTGAAGATATAGATAACTTAACGATTCCACTTTTAAAGAAGGCAAGAGCCGACTATCAAAAAGCATCTTCAGAAGCCGCCGAGGTTATTATGAAGAGTGCTGAAAAAAAAGGAAAGGGGGTATTCGGTTATTTTAAGCCCAAAAAACCTGCAAGATTCTCTAGAGTAAAAGATGATTTTGTAAAAGAAAAAGATTTTGAAAAAGGTAAAGAAATTGTAGACAACCTTTTAGCAGCAAAAAAGAAAAACCCATTTGACAAAAAAACAAATAATTTTTTTATGGGCGAGTTAAAAAGAGAAGGTTTTACAAACAAAGAGATTGCTGGCATGATGCTTGATAAAGGCTATCAGCCAAGTGTGACCGAATATACCAGCGGCGTTTTTAATCAAGTAATTAAAGAGCGAGAGAAATTAAAAAACGCAAAGCCAATCAAGCCAAAAGCAATAAAGAAAGACAAATCTTTTGAGGCATTGTCAGAAAATCCAGAAGCATATCGAGTTTTGGGAACTGGGGAAAAAGTTAGTGCAGCGGAGAAAGCGAAGTATGAGCAAAGCTTGCCAAAAAAAATGCCGTCGCAATTTAAAGAAAATATTACAAGTCCAGAAAACAGACAAAATATTTTTGACTTAGTTAGGGGCTACGCTATTAGAGAGGCTTCGCCATTTGTTTCTGGCTCACTGACTAGAGATATAGAGCCATTCTTTATGGATGATATTGAGGAAGAACGACTAGACAAAAAAAAGCTAGATGAAAAGAAATCTTTAGAAAAAAAACAATTGTTTAAGAAATTGTATGGACGTTAGTTTATATGTTATTATCTAAAGCACTAAAAATGAGTAAGTCTAAGGCGAAGCGGATAAGGAATACCGCTTGGTATTCTGGAAACATTGAAGCCGACGGAAAGATAGACAAAGACACTTATTACAAAAGTTCTTACCACTCAAACATTAATCCTCAAAAATCAAAAAAGGGAACTTGTAACTATTGTTTAAGATGTAATGGCCGTATTTTTAAAGGATCCGATTTAATTTTGGCGAATGGAGAATTCGGTCATCATCCAAATTGTAAGTGTTCTTTTACCCCAGTGGAAAAGGGCGTAAAGGTGAAAAATGGATTTGTGACAAATAAAGATTACGGTGCAAGAAAAACGCTAGACGCAAGAAGCATGAAGGCTTTACCTATTTCGCAGCTTGGAATGATCGCAAGAAAAAGAGGCTTTGAAAACAAGATTGCAGATAAAGGAAGCATCATGAAATACATTAAAAACTCGAGGTACTAAATGGACATTTTATTTAGCGGCGATACAAGAAGGATGTTTTTAGATTTAAATCAAAAGCCATTAAATGGGATGGTTCAATTTTTAGATTATGGAACTAGCAACCAGAAGGCTATATATAACGAAGAAGGAACGCCGATAAGCAACCCTGTAAGCTGTTCTTTTGGTACGTTGGAAACATCAGTCAAACTCGTTGGAAAATATACTGTTAAGCAGTGGCTATATGTTGGGAATGGCGACCCAGTAAGCGATTGGGCTGATGATGATTTAAGAGCTTTAAACTTTATAATTGATTCGACTTACCCTGCATTTGGTGATTCATTACAAGCACCAACAACGGCAACGAATATTATTTCCGTTGACACAATCGATGCATTAAAAAACATTAATACAGAGTCTAATCTGATTTTAGTCAAAGGATATTACACACTAGGTGACTGCCCATCAAGATATTTTTTCAGAGATAGTTCTGGCGTAGCGAATAGCGGAAGCTGCTTTAAATC